TGGACCCCGGCAGCTTAATCGCTGGCCCCACGATCTTAAACTTGTTATTCTATCCTCCTCACGAGTGTGAGAACCGTGCCTGCCGGACGCAGGTATCGTGTACCCTACGCGATGGACCCCGGCAGCGCCTCAACTGCCGGGGTTTTTATTGGTCCTTTTCGATGATGGCGAGGATGGCTCATGTGTCGGACCCTTCGCGGTAGGCGGCTAGGGCTTGCCACATTGGCTCCATCGCATACAGCTTGAAGCTATCGTGCTCTTGAGACAGCTTTATTGCCCGCTCTGCAACCTCCGCCAGCGCATCCGCCTTGGCGATGCGGTCTTCGAGGGCGGCAACCGTTTCGCGCAATTGCTTTACCTCAGCCTCGGCGCTATCTCGCGCCAACCCCATCATCACAAAGTCATTCATGTCGTCAGTGTGCATCACACTTTCCCCCCAACAAACACCAGCACAGTCACCGGCATGTCAATCACATGCAAATCCATATCACTCTCCTCTCGCTTTCGGGCGGGGCGATGCACTGAGCAGCGTTGAGCGTTCACACAGCACTGCTACGTCGTCATAGGACGCCTCAAGAATGACCTGCATCGGTTGCAGCGCGGCGCTGCACTCGGCTTCGCTTGGAAAGAGGACGCGGCTTTCCACATCCCCATCTCCGACGCCGTACAATGCGATAAGTACGGTCCAAAACTTCATTTGGGCATCTCCTCGGCATCGCGCAACGCGCTGTCCTTATACTGGCACCAATCCGGCGTTTCGTTTGTGTCGCTCGGCAGCTTCCTCGGCTTGGCGACACCCGGCTCGCTCCACAGGCACGATCCGCCGATGTAGCCTCGGCAGCAAAAGCCACCGCTAAGACACTTGGCGATCAGCTTGCCGGGTTCATCTTTGCGTTCAATGATTACGGGTCCGAATGTGTATTGGGTCATAGCCCTGCGTTCCTTTCCATTTGGGCATGCGCCCGATCATCCTCGGCCATCTCTTGCATGGCGGCGGCTTCTTCGTCATTCGCGCGGGCGCACGCATCGCACGCCCACTTGTCTCGCTCGTATTCGGTGAGATCGTCCTCCTCGAAGTCGCATTCGCAATAGTCGCAGCGGAACGTCTCGGCAAAGGCAGGGGGATAGAGCCAAGACGCCATCACATCCCCCATCCGTAGGCGATGAACAGAAGCAGGAACGGCAGGGCCAGAACGCATGTTGCGCCGATCAGGTCTTCGATGAAGTGTCTCATACCGCGTGCCCCCGCTTCCGCCACTGCGCGCGCAGAAGCTCCATTGCCTCGTGGAACGCCTCGCGCTCGTCCTTTGGGACGTAGACGCTCAGCCGCACCATCCCTCGATCTAGCTGACGCTGATGATAGGCGCGCTGCGCGCTGGCGTGCGCCGTGGGTTGTTCCTCAGTCATGGTTGGTGCCCTTTCTTTTGGCGATCTCGCGGTCGATGTACCACCGCGCTTTTTCTAGGTCCTCGATGCTGCGGCCCTTCAAGTCGGCGCGCCACAAATACTTGATGGCGTTGCCGACGCAGAACGACATGTGCTCCGTGATCTGGATGCACTCCACTCCCGAGGGGTGAGATGTGTAGTGTGGCGGGCGATTGACGAAGTCGGTCACAGCAAGTCCCCCACAATCTGACGGACGTCTGCGTCCGAGGTGAATTCTTTGACCTGCTCCAGCCCCAAGCGCAGCTCCTGCACCCGCTGCTCCAAGCTCTCGACATAGCGGTCGTACTCGTCGCGCAGCTCCTGCACCTCGCTGCGGCGCTCGTCTTCGTTACGCTCTAGCAGCTCCATGCTGTCTTCGAGAGCATCGAAGACGAACCCAAGCTCTGGGTAGCGGGCGCGCAGGGGTTCAAGGTCTGGGCGCTCTTGGCCCAGCTTCAGATCGAGCTGGGCGATGGCGGTGGTGTAATCAAACATAATCTAGCCTCACAGTTTGGTTATGCACTCGGGACCAAAGCCAGCCTTGATGCTGGCGGGGTCGGTGAGCGGGCGGGCGCAGCGGGCGCAGCGTCCCTCGTGCCAGAACTCGAGCTGCTCCGGCATGTGGCCCGCGTCGAGGTTTGCCAGCGCCCAGTCCAGCGCAATGAACGCAGGGTGCGACGGGTTACCCTTGCGACCGGAGATCAGGGCCTTGCGCGGCCCCTTGATGAACCCGAGGTAGGTATAGTCGGCGGTGTTGTCTGGGCCGGTCAGCAGGCTGGCGAAATACATGTCGTCGCTGTCCTTTGCCTTGGCGATCCGAAACGTCTTACGATCCCCGCTCTTCAAGCTGACGAGAGAGAAGCGGGCGTTGCCGCCAAAGGCAAACTCAAGCGCGGCGGTGGCGTCGGTGATCAGGTTGGGGTGGGTCATGTTAGCGTCCTCCGTTGCTGATGCAGATATAAGATGCTGATCAGCATCTGTCAACTAGACTGCGCGATCTTCCAGCTCACCCCAGTTTGGCCCGACGCCGCCCTCGACCAGCGCCTCTGTAGGGGCACCGGGGAACACATCGAGGTAGCCCGCTAACATATCCTGCTTCATCCACTGCAGCGCCTCCTCTGCGTCCTCAGCCAGCGCTTCGTCGATCATGGCGTCGTGGATGGTGGCGGCCATCCGGGTGCCCAAGTGCCGCCCGGTGTCTGCTGCGTGATCGAGCCGTGCCTTGTGCCGGATCAGGGCGTTTGCCATCACCGACAGCGCCGCGCGCTGAACCGGGTAGTTCGCGCACTTTGGCAGGTCTGGCTTCTTGCCCAGCCAGATCGACCCCCCGTCGATCATTGGCAGGTATCCGGATTCGCTGGCGTGATCCATCATCGTGTGGCGCAGGCCGAATGCTTTGGGGTAGCGGTCGGCCCAGAAGTCGATCAGCTCCTGCGCCCTCTCCACGCTCGTTCTGAGCGTTCCTGAGAGGCCAAGCGCGCCGCTGCCGTAGACGATCCCAAAGCTCACGCCCTTGGCCTTGCTGCGCGCCTCCTTGCCCTCTGGCGTCTTCTTGTCGATCCGGTGTTCGACCATATACGACGCGACCTCGCTGTGCAGGTCGCCCTCGATGCAGTCGTAGAGGAGCTGCTCATCCTCAGAGAGTAGGGCCAGCACCTTCAGCTCGATCCCGCTGTAGTCTAGGCTGACCAGCAGCTTGCCCGGTGGCGCGAGGAACGAGCGGCGCACGCTAGTCTCCTCACCCAGCAGCTCGCGATCTCTGGGGAGCTGCTGCGCGTTGGGGCCGCTGCTCGAGAACCGGCCTGTCACGGCCCGCGCGATGTTGTAGCTGGGGTGGATGCGTCCGTCATGCGCCCGCTCCGCCATGCCGATCAGCTTGTCCCCGAAATTGGATAGGTACTGCCGGATCGAAAACAGGTCAGCGATGGCGTGCAGCGTGTCTGACACCGGCCCCTCACCGCCAACAAGCGACGCTATTGTGCGGCAGTCCTTGGTGGTGATCGCGAGATGGCCCGCCTTTTCTGTACGCGGCCACCGGGCCAGCAGATCGTCTGGAAGCAGCGCCCCAAAGAAATCAGACCACTGCTTCCGGCTGCCAATGTTCGCCACCTCGTCCTCGCCGACGTGCGCCCTGATCTGCGACGTGAACAGCGCCTCGCGCGCGCGCCAGTGATCGACCAGTCGGCTGTGTCTGGGGATGTCGAGCAGCAGGCCTGTAGTCTTCATCTCATGCACCACCGGCACGAGATCGTCGAGCATCCGGCGCGCAGGCTCCGACGCCTTGGCGCGCTCGTGGGAGCGCCAGTGCTGCCACAGCTTCCACGTCCACAGCGCGTCGTCTGCGGCATACTGGAGCTGCTTCGCGCTCAGCTCGGGAGCGGCCCAGTTTGAGAGCTGCTGCCCCTTCTCCATCTCGTAATGAAGATCGGCCTTGAGCATGCCAGCCAGCGACATCTGGTCGCCGCCCATGATGGCGCGGCGGGCGTGCGCTACGTCGATGACGTGCACCTGCGGCGCGTCTGCGGCGTCGAACCACATGTATTCAAACCCGGCGTTGAACGCGATCCAAGTGGCGGCCTCAAACCAGTGAGCGTAGGGCGCAAACTTGCCGCCCTCGAGCGCCCAGAAGTCCACCACCGCCAGCACGTCGTCGCTGCATATCTGAGCCAGCCTGACCTCGCTGTTGGCTGGATCGAGGCCGGTGGTCTCGAAATCAAGTGCGGCCTCTCCGTCCCCGATCAAGTCGAGCAGCTCCTCGAGCCGCTCCTCTGAGGTGATCATTTGGTATGACATACAACTCCCCGTAAAGTGCCTAAAAATCAAGTTGGGGCTGGCCCGAGGGCCAGCCGCCGGTCTTATGTGCGGCGCGTGCGGCGCGGCTTTGGTGCGTCGTCTACGGTCTCTTCCGGCTCGTCCTCTGCCGCGTCCTCGGCAGCCAACATGGCGGACGCCTCGCCCTGCTCCAGCCACTCGACGACCTCAAATTTGGGCTTGTAGTTCCACTCGCCCTGAGCGAGGAACCGCTCCTCGGTAAACCGGAACAGCGGCACGGCGGGGTCGCCAGAAGCGAGCCTGTCGCTGACCTCGCGCAGCAGGTCAGAAACCGCGTTGCGGCCAGACTTGCTGTTCGTCGAGAACTTATATTCGACGCTGGTCTCGCGGCTGACAAAGCCAAACCCGATCAGGGGCTGCCACCCGTCCTGCGCGCGGGTGAATGGGCCTTTGTCCTCCAAGTCTCGGTGCCCGACAGCGTTCTCAGGCTCGTGCATCAGCCACTCGTGACGAGCCACCGGCTTGCTGCCGACCCAGCACACCCACCCCAAGTGTGCGCTGAGGGGATCGAGAAGGAACTCCTCGGTCTGGTCGAGGTCCTCACGATCTCGACCGTAGGTGATCTTTCCGCTCTTGCCGGAGAACGCGACATACTCGACGCCAGTGTCGCCGCCACCGCCGGTGGATGCAGCGCTGCTGCCCGCCCGGAGTGCCTCAGCAAGTGCCTGCTGCGATACCTGAAGGCCACCACCGGCCACAAATGCTTTCAACGAAGTGCTCATTTTTAGCTACCTTTCTACGTTAGCTGACGGTCAGTCGCTCTGACGGCTTTCCGACCTTTTTGTAGGGGTCGAGATTGACCCCCGCCTTTTCGGCAGCCTTCCAATCAACGGAAGTTCTACCTGCCACCTCGGCCAGCTCGACCGAGTGGTTCCCTACGGCGAGCTGCCGCGCGCTGCGCGCGACCATCTCCGCCTTGATTGTCTCCGCAGCGCTGGCCTTGGCAGCCTTAGCAGCGTCTTCGTCAGCCTTAGCCATGACATAGTCCCGGACTGCGTCGTCCAGCTTACTGCCACGGTTGCCCCGGCTAACCTTAGCCTCGCCCTCAATCTCCACGCCGCACTGCTCCGCGAATGGGCAGCCCCCGTATTTCCTGCACTCGCCGGTGCGGCGACCCTCGCGGTCGAGGCGGCTGGCGTCCTTGGCCCGCAGCATGCGATCCGCCCGGCCAGACATCCGGTTGAGGAGCTCCGGATCGCGGTCGATCTTAACCTCGAGGATGTCGTTATAGTTCGAGGCGTCCATGTAGATCAGAACGCCGTGATCCGGCTTCGGCCAATCGCTGGGCTGCAGGTGCGCCAGCTCCATCCCGATCCTGAGCTGGGTCACATGCTCCGGCTTGGGCAGACGGGCGCGGTTGGTCCGGGGGTCGATGGTCTTAAATTCCAGCGCGACGTCTGGCTCCCCCCGCAGGTAGCCGTCGGGCGTTGCGCTGATCCGGTGGGTGTCGCTGACAATCGACTGCTGGTCGCTTCCAACGTAGGCCACCGACGCGCCCGCCGCGATCAGGCAATCGACGAGGTACAGCTCGCCCTGCTTGCCCCGGCGGGCGAACCCCCAGTCTTGCTCGACCGGGTCGCTGTGGCGCTCAAACCACTGCTTTCTGATGCAGCTCTCAGCGCTCGAGGCGTTCATGTACTTAGCCCGGTCGATGTTAAAGCTGTCGGCGTCGTCGAGGGCCTGCGCCCCCGACAAGATAAGGTCCTTGATCACTGGGATGCCTCCTGATGTGCGTGCATGAATGCGGTTACGAACTCGGCTGCGGCTTGCGGGACGATGGCATTGCCATAACCGCGCAATCGCACCACTCTTGCGGGTAGCCCATGAGCCAGCGGGAGTGTGCCGGGTTCAACTGGCCGCCACTTTCCATCCCGGCAGAAGAGCCAGTCAGCATCTCGCCAGAAACCGTCAGACGGATCGGCCCACACATCTGAGCGACAACTGCTGTTGTCAAACCTGCTCCGTTCCCGTTCCCGTGCTTGGCTTTCAGTCTCGCCCGTCGAGCCATTTCGTTTTCCAGATCCTCGCCGTATGTGTTGGCTGCTGGCGTCGGCCAGCCCGCAACCATCACGACCTCCTGCAAGTTCTGCTGCCTGCCCTGCGCCTTGCGCGCCATCAGTTTGTCGAAATCCGCGTACGCCGATCGATCCCCGTTCACCGCGTTCGGCGTCGGCCAGCCGGACTGCCCCGAAGAATGTCCGTTGGCGGATGTGCGGGGCACCGACGCCCGCAGCCGGGATATCTGACGCCCCGACGGCGTAGTGTGCGGCTTCCAGCCGAGCCGATAGATCGTCGATCCAAGCCCACTCAGGCGGCTCTCCAGCTCCGCCTCCAGCGCGCTTTGCAACCTTTCCGAAGACAGCCGAGCTGGCGACTTGCTCCCCGAAGAGGATTGGTGGTCGAGCAGCCGCGACGAGGTTGGCAAAGTGTGGGGAGAGGTGTCGGTCATCATGTTGTCCTTTGTTTTGTCCTGCGGTTGAAAACGGCTGACAGGGCGGCGACCCGGTCCAGACCGGGCGGTCATCCGGCCAACCCGCCAGCCCTAGGGCGTAGGACCAGCCGCCAATCCCGGCGAAAAAATGGCACTGCGTGAATTCGACCAAATCCTCCGCACTCACGTCGAGTATGTTGCGTTCGTCAACCACCCCGTCAGCGATCAAGCCGCGCTTGATCAGCTCGCGCAGCCACGCAGCGGCCTTCGGGTCAAACTCGTTGTAGTAAGCGGTCATTGTGCTGCCTCCTGATGTGCAGCGCGCACGTGATCTGCTGCGCGCTTCTTGGCTTGGCTGATGCGGTGCACAGCCGTCGAAATTTTATTGTCAACGAACAGCGTATCGACGTGGACCGGCTTGCCCTGACCCATGCGGTGCAGGCGGGCGTAGAACTGATCCATCACGCTGGGCGACCAATCCTCCTCGACGACGACGATGCAGTTTCCGCCGCGCTGCAGGTTGAGGCTGACGCCCATCGCGCCGATCTGACCGATCAGCACGTCCAGCTCGCCCTCGTTATACATGCGCTGCAGCTCCGCCTTGCGGGCGGATGAGGTGCGCCCGTCGAGGACGGCGACGCGGAACGCCTTGATGCGCAGGCGCTCCAGCAGTGCGTCAATGACTTCGCGGTGCCAAGCTCCGACGAGGATCGCCCCCTGCTCCGCCTCGCAGCGATCTGCGATGAAGTCGGCGGCGTCCGGGACCATCGACAGGCCGATCTCGCGGCGGATCGTGGCGAGGTGCGCGTCGTTGGACCGCAGGCCGTCCTCGATCTCCGACATCGTCATCTTGCTGACCTCGCGCAGCAGCGCTGAGGTGCCAGTGGGGCTGACCTCAAGGCGCGTGTGGGTCAGGGACGGCATGTCCTGCCAGACATCGTCCAGAGTGCGGCGTGTGGCGCAGGTCGCCAGTATCCGGCCAAGCTCATCGAGGTTGCGCGACCCGACGGTAACCTTCGTGGGAAAGCGCGCGCCGGGGAACTTACGCTCCTGCACGATGCAGTAGCGCAGATTGAAGCGGTCGATGTTCAGCCCGCCGATCTTCCTCTTGATCTCCTGCGGAGCGGCGCGGAACAGAAACGGGATGAGATCGTCAGCCCAGCGGGTCATG